ATGCCTGAGTGGGCTGAGGAAATATTTAGTGAGAACATCGTAGGAGCTGGTTCAATACGAGAAGGTGAAGAAACAAATCAGCTTTGTGATATGGCACTTAATCTTGCTTCGTTTTACTGTATGGAAATGAGTAATCCAGCTCATAGTAAAGACAAAGAACTCAACACACTTGAAGCACAGAACAAATATTGTCGTAATCAAAAGCTCAACAAAATGCTTCACAGTTCAATCCTTGCAATGGGGATATCTGAAGAGCGCAAGAACCAATATGTCGACAATGTATTATTTGAAGAAGTATAGCAAATAAAGGTTGACAAACCCTACATAACATGTTATAATATACAGGTCTTAAGGTAATAAGGCCTTATCAAATCAAATATACTTACGTGTCGACAAAAGAATCTTTTTTAAACATATTAACGAAACATGTTGACAGCATGGACATAATAGTATATAATAACAGGACATTATGAAAAAACAAAAAACAGAAGGGAAAGATAACATGGGAGTCGTTGCGCTGACACCAGATAGAATACATCACGAAATCTCTTCGAAATTATCTAAGGGTGTTCCTTATATCGACGCTCTCGTAGATTTCGCAGAAAAAAACAACTTAGAAATTGAAACAATAGCTCAAATTGTGAAGAAGAGCTCAATACTAAAAGAAAAGATTAAAACAGAAGCCATTAGTTTACGAATGGTTAAACCAGAAGAGCCCAACTTAGACGACATTATTAAAGGTTGTTAAATGGTAGATTCTGGATTTGAAACATATATAAAATATCTAGCACTCAAAAAGCATTTCACATCTGATGGCTATGACTACCACAAATACAATGGTAAAGTCAGAGCTTCAATGGATACTTTTCGTACTAGAAAAGACGCATATAGTTTTGCAAAATTAGCAAAAAAAGATGATGTTGTTAACTTTATGCTTGCAAATTTTATAAATAATCCAAATATCTGGATAAGGCAATTACTCGATTATGAGGCCCAAGACAGATATAACGATTGGAGGAAAAAGCAAGAGTCATTGACTTACACTTTTAAATCCGAGCTGAAAAATCTCAAAGAAGATTGGACAGCAAATTTTATATCAAGGGATGGTCAACATCCATACATTATGACTCTGTATAGTCAGAAGAAGATTTCATTAGAGACCTTCACCATTCTAACTCATACAGCCAATATTTTTGATTATTGGGGTGAAAAAATTGTTGACAAAATAATCTCACATGATATAATAAGACTATCTAGAAAGTATAAACCCTTTCTAGTATATGATGAACGAAAGTTTAAAGACATTATTCGTGTCTACTTTCAATTGTAATATTACGCTATATAACGCTATACAAAGGAGAAAACTATTATGGCAACTACAAACTTTGCTTCGCTTAAGAAGAATCGTACGAAGTCACTCGATACGCTCAATGCGCAACTCGATAAGATTTCAACTAAATCATACCAAGACCCAAACGAGGGTAAATTCTGGAAACCAACAAGAGATAAAGCTGGTAACGGCTTTGCGATTATTCGTTTCCTACCTGCTTGTGAAAACGAGGAGATGCCTTTCGTAAGAATTTGGGACCATGGTTTCCAAGGCCCTACAGGACTTTGGTATATTGAAAACAGCTTGACTACTATCAACCAAGACGATCCAGTATCTGAATACAACTCTAAGTTGTGGAATTCTGGTATCGATGCTGATAAAGACCAAGCTCGTAAACAGAAACGTAGGTTGAAGTATACTTCAAATATCTATGTTGTCAAAGACCCAGCAAACCCAGATAACGAAGGTAAAGTCTTCATGTACTCATTTGGTAAGAAAATATTCGACAAGTTGAATGACTTGATGAATCCTACCTTTGAAGATGAAGAACCAGTAAATCCATTCGATTTATGGGAAGGTGCAAACTTTAGACTAAAAATTCGTAAGTTTGAGGGTTACCCAAACTATGATAAGTCAGAGTTTGACTCACCAACACCGCTATTAGATGATGATGAAGCACTTGAAGGTGTTTGGAAACAAGAGCATTCTTTACAAGCTCTCGTAGAACCATCTAACTTTAAAGCATACGATGAACTCAAGACCAAGCTCTTTAGAGTACTTGACCTTGCTAATGAAACTAACGAAGTTTCAGCAGCATCACCGTATGAAGCTAAGGGAGACGATGGATTTGATATCTCAAGCACTATTGCATCGATGCCGGAATCGGCACCAGCTGCAGCAGAAACTGCATCTCAAGTAGATGATGACGACGACGATGACCTTGCAATCTTCAAGGACCTTGCTCGAAATTAATCTAAGGTGGGGGCTCTCGGGTCCCCATATTTACAGGAGAAAGTATGTCAATTAAACCAACAATCGATATGACCAATTTTGACTTCGGCTTTACAGCCATGACAGAAGATGAGTTATCAGTCGTACAAGAAACCAAAGCTCAAGCAGAATCTGCTACAGCATCAGCTGAAGACGCATCAGCAAGAGCCCAAATTATGTACGAAGCTATCATTCCATTGTTAAACAATCTCAAAGCGAATCCAGAAAAAGATTATATCTATTGGCCGAATCGTTATGAGAAGCTTGACGCTTTTGCAGATAAACTACATCAAATTCTAAGCGGAGAATAAATTATGAGTCTACTTGACAAAATGTTGAAGGCGGGGTCAGTCAAAGGGTCGACTGTCCTATCAAAGAGTTCCTTCTTTAATACCAAAGACCCAATACAAACTGAACTACCTATTGTGAATATCGCATTCTGCGGTTCTCTCAAAGGTGGTTTATTACCAGGTTTAACTGTAGTAGCAGGTGAATCCAAGAGTTTTAAAACACTACTTGGTCTCTATTGCATGAAAGCTTACCTAAACAAATACCCAGATGGTGTTGCTATCTTATATGACTCAGAGTATGGTATTACTCCAGAGTATCTAGAAAGCTACAACATTGATACCGACCGTGTTATTCACGTACCAATCGAAGACGTAGAGCAACTTAAGTTTGATGCTACTAAACGACTAGACGAGATTGACAAAGGAGATAAAGTCTTTATAATGATTGACTCTATTGGTAACTTAGCTTCTCGTAAAGAAGTACAAGATGCCCTAGACGAAAAATCAGTTGCTGATATGACAAGAGCAAAACAGCTCAAATCATTATTCAGAATTGTTACACCTAAGTTAACAGGTAAAGATATTCCATTGATAGCGATCAACCACACTTATAAAGAGATTGGTCTATTTCCTAAGAACATTGTTTCTGGTGGTACAGGTATTTACTATTCGGCTAACCAAATCTTTATCATTGGTAAATCTCAACAGAAAGAAGGTACTGACCTGAAAGGGTTCAAGTTCACAATTAATATTGAGAAATCCAGATATGTTAAAGAGAAAGCTAAACTACCATTTACCGTACTTTACGATACTGGTATTCAGAAATATTCAAGTTTATTTGAATTAGCACTTGAGTCTGGTCATTTGACTAAGGCAAATCAAGGGTGGTATAATTTAGTTAATATGGATACGGGTGAAATTATTGACCCTAAACGTAGACTAAAAGATATTGAACAAGACAATGAGTTCTTTGAAGGACTGATTGCTGACCCAAGATTTAATGATTATGTTGAAAGCAAATTTAAATTAACTACACTTGAAATGGGAGAAGCTGAAGATGATAGAGAAGACGATACTATCGAATCTGATACTGAATAACGAATATAGCCGAAAGGTATTTCCTTATCTAAAAGATGATTATTTCGAAGATATCTCTTATCGTAAAATCTTTAACTCTGTTACTGAATATGTAGAGCAATACAAAGAGCCTCCCACCATAGAGGCTCTTAAGCTCTCACTCGAAAAGCGTAAAGACTTAAACGAAGATACTTATAATACCATCCAAGATATGTTGGGTGAGTTTGAGATTGACAAAACAACTAATCCTCAGTTCTTGCTTGACGAGACTGAGAAGTTTTGCCAAGACAAAGACTTGTATAATAGTATTCGTAAAAGTATTCTTATACTCGACGGACAAGATGGTGAAAACGATAAAGGTAATATTCCAAAACTATTACAAGATAGCTTAGGTATATCTTTTGACTCAAGTGTTGGTCACGACTTCTTAAATGACTATGAAGATCGTTATGAGCACTATCATCGTAAAGAAGAGCGTATTCCGTTTGACATCGATATTCTAAACAAAATTACTAAAGGTGGTTTACCTCGTAAATCAATGACTGTATTACTTGCTACGACTGGGGGTGGTAAATCACTACTCAAATGTCACATGGCAGCTAATCATCTCATGTATGGTAAAAATGTTCTCTATATTACTATGGAAATGGCTGAAGAAGAAATCGGCCGTCGTATTGATGCGAACATTATGGATATTACAATGGACGAAGTGAATGAGATTCCAAGAGATGTTTATGAAAAAAGACTCAGCAGATACAAAACAAAAACCACAGGGAAACTTGTTATTAAAGAGTACCCTACTGGTTCTGTTCATTCTGGTCACTTTAGACACTTACTAAATGAACTTGAACAGAAGAAAAACTTTAAACCTGATGTGATATTCCTTGACTATCTTAACATTTGTGCTTCATCTCGTGTAAGAGGTGCTGCAGCATCAAGTAGTTATAACCTTGTTAAGAGTATTGCTGAAGAGGTACGTGGTCTTGCAATGGAGTTCAACTGTGCTCTTGTAACATCATCTCAGTTTAACCGTGATGGTTATGGTAACTCTGATGTTGACCTTACTAATACATCTGAATCTATGGGTATTACTCATACTGCTGACTGTATTCTTGGTCTCGTAACATCTGAACAGCTTGACGAACTTGGACAACTCATGCTCAAACAATTGAAGAATCGTTGGGGTGACATCAGTTGGTATCGTAGGTTCTTAGTTGGTATTGATAGAGCAAAGATGAAAATCTATGAACTCGAAGAGAGTGCTCAAAACAATATTAACATGGACGACAGTTCTGGCGGTAACTCTGGAAAAAAGACGAAGAGCTATGACGATGACGGACCAGTGTTCGACAAGACAGACATAGGTCAGCGACTTGGTAGTAAGAGTAAAAGAAAAGGTGTTTTCAACGACGTTCAACTAATTTAATTTTTATAAATAACTGAAACACCACATTTCAAGTAAAAGGTATTATGAAAAGTTTTAGTTCATTTGCTAAAGACAAAACAAAAAAAGAAGACGGCCCTTGTTGGAAATCTCACAAACAAGTGGGAATGAAAAAGAAGGGTGGTAAGCTTGTTCCTAATTGTGTACCTAAAGAAAGTATAGATTTAGGCTTTAGTGCATTTTTAGGTGAAGCTCCTATTGATGTTCCAGACTTTACTGGAGATGAAGAATCATTTGCTATTGATGTTCTAGGTAAACTCGACGATGGTATATCAACTATTGAAAGTGCGATCGAGCTCGACAATAGACCTGGTAAATCTAATACTAAAAAGATTGGTATGTTCGCCATTATGAATGGTGATAAACGAGTTAAATTTGCTTCATTAGCAAGACAAATTATTGCTGATACTGAAGAGTTAGAAGAAGGCCCAGAGCCACCAGCTGATAGAATCGACAAAGATTTTACCATTAAACATAAGGACATGAGTAGATATATCTATGTTAACTCTAGACCTGATGGAAAAGCAAGTAAAGCAGGTGATGACCCTAATGAGTTAATGACCGCAGCTTTATGTCTTAAATCTAGATTAACTGCACCAAGTACAGTTGAAGAAATGGACGAGCTTATTGAATTTTGTAAGCAAGAAGCTAACAGTCGTAATGTTCTAGGTGCATCTGCAGGTCAAATTGCAAGTTTAGATGGACAAGATTATGTTAACCTTTGTCAAGCAGTATCGGCTGCATTATCTATTCACGCTAACGGTTATGGTAATGCTGATAAAGTTTATTTAACAGGACAAGCTTGGGATAAAGACGTTAGACAATTCCAAATTACAAAATATGGAATGAAAGACTTTAATAGTTCTGATTTTATTTGTAAAAAGGGTGCTAACTTTATTGGTATATCTCTTAAAAAGAAAAAGAGAATCACAGAAGCAGACCCAACACTTATTAACAAATCATTTAGTACACTTTTCCAAGATAGTAAATTTAATGCAATGATGACAACTCTTGATAGAAGTGCAGCTGCATTTTATATTAAGGTACTCAGAAAAGCATCTCGTAATCCTAAAGAATATAATGTACCTCCAGCCGTAGTTACTGCTATAAAGGGTGTTAAGTTAAGTCAAACCAATTGGAAAAAGTTTGTACAACGTATTCCAAACGATTTAATTAATTCTGAATTAAAATCAGCAGGTAATCGTAATTTATTCCAAAAAATGTTTACTATCATTATGAGGAATAAAGACTTAATGGCTAACCAATTAATTAATTTGATATTTAAATCAGATTTACGAACATTAAAGCAAGTCAACTTTGATTTTGCTCTTGTTACAGGTATTGGTGATTATGGTCCTCGTAAAGGTGTAGATGTTAAACCTGGTGAATACAAAGACATTGAAACGACATCAAGTAAATTAAATACATTACTAAAAGACCAAGGCGTAGGATTCAGAAAAACACCTGGCGCAATTCAAGCATTTGATGTAGGTGCTACAGCTGCTATGTTAAAGTTTGATTTAATGATTGGTGATTTACCAGTATGTCATATCGAATTAAGATATAAAGGTAACTTTAGGTCAGCACCGAGTTTCCTAGCAAAAATGACAGACGAATTTAAAGCAGAATTCCAGGATAAAATAACATGATAAGGTTTAAGACATATTTGGAAGAAGCAGCTGGAGCTAATCTCCACATGACTCATTTAGAAGATGCTGTCTTAGATGGTGGAGTAAACGGAACACGAAATGTATTCCAATATCTTCAAGCACTTCGTGATATGCTTGGTGGTAATACAAAAGCACCAGTTAAAATATCAGTTAAATGGGACGGAGCTCCTGCTATCTTTGCAGGTACTGACCCATCAGATGGTAAATTCTTTGTTGCTAAAAAAGGAGTATTTAACAAGACTCCAAAACTATATAAAACAAATGCAGAAATAGACAATGATTTAAGCGGAGATTTAGGAGCTAAATTTAAAGTAGCTCTTGCAGAATTCTCTAAGCTAGGAATTGAAGGAGTGGTGCAAGGTGATTTCCTATATACGAACGACGATCTTAAAACAGAAAATATTGATGGAGAACCGCATATTACTTTCCATCCTAATACCATTGTTTACGCGATACCTAAAGGTTCAGACCTCGGTAAACAAATTGAACAATCCAAAATCGGTGTGGTTTGGCACACAACATACAGAGGTTCAACTCTTGACTCAATGCAAGCAAGTTTTGGAAAGGAGATATCAACAAAACTTAAAGAAATCCCGACAGTCTGGCACGTAGATGCTGTATTCCAAGACCACTCTGGTAAAGCAACATTTACAGCTGCAGAAACAAAGTCATTTAATAAACTCTTATCAGATGCAGGTCGTATATTCAGAACCATTAAGCCATACGCATTGAACGAATTAAAAGATAACGAAGAACTCAATAAAAGAATTAATACATTCATTAATAAGAAAGTACGAGAAAATTCTCGTATTCAAAACGTTCCTGCAGCGATCAATGATATGCAGAAGTTTGTTAATGAATATTATAAAAAAGAAATGGACAAGGTTAAATCACAAGCAGCTAAAGATAGAAAAGCTGCAGTGCGTGACAGTGTCTTAAAATATTTTGCTAAAGGTAATCTTAAAGAAGTTACCAAAGTGTTTACACTATATAATTTATTAGTAGATGCAAAAATGATTGTAATTGCTAAATTGAATTATAGTGATGGATTAAGAACTCTTTTGAAAACAAGAGACGGATTTGAAGTAACAGGACAAGAAGGGTTCGTTGCTATTGACCATCTTGGTCGTAATGCTTTAAAACTTGTTGACAGATTAAACTTCAGCAAAGCAAACTTTAGTACTGAATATATTAAAGGTTGGCAAAAATAATAACATAATATCATGAGGTGATTGTACATGCCTACAAAATTACAACCAAGTCAGGTGGTTAAAGACAGAAATACTGGCAAACTAAAAACAACACATTTTTATATTAAACAAACTCCTAAGGGTGAATTGTTTAAATATATCAATAACAAATCTGGTAAACCAAAAATCAAACAGAAATGTATGAACGAGTTAGCCAGGCGCAAAATCGATATTGTTTGGGTAGACCCCAAAGAATAATCAGTCATTTTTATTATGAATTTAATGACCATAACAATTGACAAACACAGCACAATGTGTTATAATAACTTTTTATCATAGGAGATTTATGAATGGGACGAATAATGGACAGAGGCCACGATGGTGGTAATATATGGAGATGGCAGACCATTGAAAAATATGTCAGAAAAAATGGCTGGACAAAAGGAGCAGAACTTGGAGTATGGGTTGGAGAAACATTTAAGCATTTGGTTAAAACTTGCCACAATTTGCACATTATTGGTGTTGATTTGTACGAGGCTCAACCTGGCTACGATGGACCAGAACAATGGACGAGGGGCGAGAACGGGCATGCATGGGACCACGAAACTTATTACAACGATTTAGTAAGATTCTGTCAAGCATATCCAGGCCGTGCAGAAATAATTAAAGATTATACAACTGAGGCAGCAAAACAAGTAGACGATGAAAGTTTAGATTTTGTCTTTATTGATGCTGACCATAGTTATAATGGTGTTATGAGAGATGTAGAAGCTTGGGCACCAAAAGTAAGAAAAGGTGGAATGATTATTGGGCATGATATACATTTTCCAACTGTTAAGACAGCGGTTGTAGAACTATATGGTGAAGATGGTTATTTTGTTGAAGATGATTTTTTATGGTTTGTTGAGAAGAAGTAAATAATGAAAACAAAAGTGATTAATTTTTATGGTGGACCCTGCTCGGGTAAGAGTACAGCAGCAGCTGGTTTGTTTTATAAGATGAAGTTAGCAGGTTATAGAGTAGAACTCACAGATGAGTTTGCTAAAGAATGTGTATGGGAAGAAAATATCCCAATGCTTAAAGACCAATTATGGATATTAGCTCACCAACATCGTAAGATATTGAGGTTAGCTGGTAAGGTAGATTATATCATCACAGACTCACCAGTCCTGCTGAGTCCAATCTATAGGGAAGCCTATGGTGACCCATTATATACAGACCTTATTGACAAACTTGCTTTAGAGTGTTATAATAAGTATGATAACATTAACTTTATGCTCTCTCGAGCTCGTGAAAACTTTGAAGTTGATGGCCGTGCACAAGACGAAGTGCAAAGTGTAGCTATTGACTTAGACATATTAAAACAATTCCAAACTCTTGGAATTCCTTATCAACAAATAGAAGGGCCAGATAATGCATCGGCCGCCTATGACCATATATTGAGAAAACATGCACATTGAAATAGACAAAATTTACCAACGCGAACTACAGCGTCAACAATCAACAATTGAACTAATTGCATCTGAAAACTTTGCATCAGATTCCGTAATGAAATTATGTGGTTCAGAATTTACAAACAAATATGCAGAGGGTTATCCTGGTCGTCGTTACTATAATGGCTGTGACCAAATGGACGAAATAGAAAACCTTGCAATACAGAAGCTTAAAGATATCTATGATTGTGAGTTTGCAAATGTTCAACCTCATAGTGGAGCTAACGCAAACCTAGCTGTATTCCAAGCATTCCTAGAACCTGGTTCTCGTATCCTTGGAATGGATTTAGCAAGTGGTGGACATTTATCCCACGGTGCTCCAGTTAATATTTCAGGTAAAAACTATGTAACAGCTCATTATGGCGTAGACGAAAATGGTTTAATTGACTATGAAGAAGTTCGTAGAATAGCTTTAAACTTTAGGCCTTCAATGATTATTGCTGGTGCTTCTGCTTATCCTCGTCAAATTAATTGGAAAAAGTTTAAAGAGATTGCAGATGAATGTAGGTCATTATTAATGGTAGATATGGCTCACTATTCAGGCTTGATAGCTGGTGGTGCTTATGATAGTCCAATCCCTTATGCAGATGTAGTTACTTCAACTACTCATAAAACATTAAGAGGCCCTCGTGGTGGAATCATCTTATGGAATAACCCTAAATATACTAAACTGATTAATTCAGCTGTATTCCCAGGTACACAAGGTGGACCATTAATGAATATTATTGCAGCTAAAGCTCAAGCCTTTATTGAAGCAGATACAAAAGAATTTTTTGATTACGCTGAAAATGTGATTAAAAATGCACAAGCAATGTGTAAAGTATTTGAAGAACGAGGAGTTAAAGTACAAACAAGTGGAACAGATTCACATATTATTTTAATGGATTTGAGTGAGAGTAAATATAGTGGTAGGGAATTTGCAGACTTATTAGAAGAGAATGGTATTACTGTAAATAAAAACGGAGTACCAAATGACCCTCGTTCCTTTATGGAAACAAGTGGTATCCGAATAGGTACCGCTGCAGAAACAACAAGAGGCCATGATGAAGCATGGTTTATTAAATTAGCAGAAAGAATAACGGAGTTATTACAATAATGGAAATTACACCAATTAGCCCAGTATTGAATCCACCCTTTGCAAATAAGATTGATTACGACTTAAGAACAGTTAAAGTAACTACTAAAGTAAGTAATGACTATCAACAAGAAACAGTTTACACTTACGATAAATATGGTAGACTAATGAATTCTGTAGTCAGAAAAGATACAATAGCAGAAATATGAACGTAAACATACCAAAGAAAATGTCCCATATTTGGGTAGGGCCAAGACCGGCTCCACTCAAATGGATGTATACTTGGCGCGATAAACATCCAGAATGGGAATATAAGATATTTACAGACCAGATGTTAAAATCTCGTGCTTGGAGAAATCAAGCATTAATAGAACATTATTATAATGCTAAAGCTTTCTGTGGTGTGTCAGATTTAATTCGTTATGAGTTATTATATGAGCGAGGTGGATTTATTGCAGAAGCTGATATGATTTGTTTAGAAAATACAGATGAGCTATGGAGCTCTCCAGCTGACCATGCTTATACTTGTTATGAGAATGAAAAAGGCCGTGGTGATAATGTTCAGCCAATATTTGGTTGTAATCCAGAGAATCCGTTTGTTAAACATGTCTTGGATGAGTTAAAAAAGCTTAAACCACAAGATTTACATCATCAACCATTTATGTCAACAGGTAATGCGTTCTTAGCAAAACATATACCACAGTTTAGAGATAAACTAACTATTTGGCCATCTCATTATTTTATTCCACAATTTTATATTAATGGCGCTCAAAGATATAATGGGCCAGATAAAATTTACGCAGACCATAAATGGGGCTCAACAGGTATGGGCTTTAACTGTGTAGATTATTCACAAGGAGTATTATAATGTACTTATCACATAAACATAAATTCTTATTTTTGCGCACACCTAAGACAGCATCAAGTAGTCTGTCAGATTTCTTTATTAGAAATATACAAGACGATGAAGCAATCTATACTGAAGTAGAAGATAGTAATCTACCAGGTACATTAGATGAAGCGATCGTAAGTAAATATAGACCTTATGCTTTTTACCATTTTACATTAAACCAATTAATTGACGAAGGAGTTATTACAAGAGAGCAAGTAGCTGAATACGATATATTTGCTTTATTAAGAAATCCTGTTGATAGAGCCAAGAGCTTTTATTATTTCTATCGTAAATGGAAAGGTCGACAAATAGATGCTTCAATAGACCAATATCGTAATTGGACAATCAATGGAGTATTTAAAGGTGAACCAAATAGTGGTATTGTTCAAAGTAGCTTATTAAAACTAGGTAAAAAAGACGTAGGTCGTTTCTGGTTATACGAAGATTTAGAAAAAGAATTAAGTAACTTTATGTTTAACCGTAGGTTGCGTATTGACCATCCATTACCAAGACATAAAACAGATTCAAGAGTAGCAAGACAGAATGAGATTGAATTTGAACAAAAAGATATTGACGAAATGAAGAAAACATTTGGCGAAGATTTTAAATTATACGAAGAAATAACAAAGTGAAAGCTTATATACTGAGAATTAATAGTGAGTTGTCACGTAAGTATGCTAATATGTGTGCAGAAACTTGTGATGCTATTAATTTAGATTGGGAATATTTTGATGGTTGGTATGATATTACCGGTCGTGCAGCTTGGTGTCAAACTGGTATACAAATGAAGTTTTACGAACAACCTTTAGTTGTTGATAATATGACACCAGCACAAAAAGCAAATGCATGTTCAGCAGGACATGGAGCAATATGGAAAAAGATTGCAGAAGGTGATGATGAAGTTGGTATTGTATTAGAACATGATGCACTCATGTATTATAAACCAGATATTAAAATACCAGACAATTATATTATAACATTAGGCTATAAAGTATCTGACCCAGAAAATTATAAAGCATGGGATGCAAGAGATAATGAAGAACGTGAATTAATGCACATTGACGGACACGAAGGTGCTCATGCATATATGATGACTAAAAGAACTGCTCAAAACCTTGTACATGAAATTGAACAAAACGGTATTTTAGGTGCAGTTGATAATGCATATTTTATAAGAGGTCAAAGAAGAACAAAAATACCTCTAATGATTATGTCACCAACTCCAGCAATAGGTTATTTGAGAGAAAGTACAATATGGAATCAATCGGCACATGTAAATTATGAATTTATTTCTTCATTTGCAAAATATTATAAATAAAACAGAGTAGATATACAAATAACAATTAGGGTTCATCTCTTATGAGCAAAACATTTCAAGAATATTTGGCAGCTAAAGCTAAAGAAAAAGAATTGAAAGAAGTCGAGATTGATAGCGATGGAAATACTATTAATAAAGACGGAAAAATTCTTAAAAAGCGCCGTGGTAAAAAACCAGCTGACGACTCAGACAAAGAAACAGAAGTTGATACAAAGCCAGAGACAGATGATGATGAAGAATCACCTGAGCCAAAACCTGAGCCAAAGAAAAAAATTGCAAAAGATGACAAAGACGATTCAGAGTCAGAACCAGAATCAAAGAAAAAATCTACTTCAAACGATGCTGAAGGTAATGAAAAAGGTGATGACATCGACGATGAAGATGAAGATGACAAAGAAGCCGGACAAAACATAGTTAAAAAGAAAAAAGACCAAAAAGCTTCTGATGATAAACTAGACAAGAAAAGATTTAATCCAACAAGATTTGTGAACGTTAAACCAGAAATAACAGAAGCTATGAATGACACAGTCGTTATTACTTTTGGACGCATGAATCCTGTTACAGTCGGTCACGAGAAACTTATTAATAAAGTTATATCTACCGCAAGAACAAAAAGGGCTACACCGTTTGTATATCTAACTCATACTACAGACTCTAAAAAGAACCCTTTACCCTACGACCAAAAACTCATGTTCGCTCAGGCAGCCTTTGGTAGTAGACTCGTTATAAAATCCAGAGCAAAAACAATTATTGATGTTGCAAAGGAATTACAACGAACATTTAAAACTCTAATCCTAGTGGTCGGCTCAGACCGCGTCAAGGAATTTGAAACTCTACTCAACAAATATAATGGTAAAGAGTTTAAATTTGATAATATTGAAGTTATTTCAGCAGGTGAACGTGACCCAGATGCAGAGGGAGTGGCAGGAATGTCCGCCTCTAAAATGAGAAAAGCTGCTGAAGACGGAGATTTAAGTTCCTTCAAAAGAGGATTACCTAGCAAATTACAAAGACAAGCCAAATCGGTATATGGCGCAGTCAGAGCAGGTATGGGTATCAATGAAGGCATTGAAGAAATAGAACAAGACTATTTAAGTGAAGCACTAACTCGTCAACAAAGACTAAGACGTAAAATGACTATGCGTCGTATGAAGTCTAAGATTATGATGGGTAGACGCAGAGCTCTGAAAAAACGTGCTACTAATGCAGTATTACTGAATAGGTCACGAAGGTTAGTATATCGTATGTTGAAGAAGAGATTCTCTAAAGGACGATATGCTGATATGCCTTATTCAGCAAGACAAAGAGTTGACGACAGAGTTAAAAAGATTTCTAAAAATAGAATTGACACATTAATGAGAAGATTCTTACCTAAAGTTAAAGCTGTTCAAAAAGCTCGATTAGCAAAGAAAATTAAAAAACCAAACGCTACCTCCATTCCTAAGCCTAAGTCAATAAAGAAGGTTAAAGCAATAGAGAACTTTGATTCTCTATGGGAAACCTTTATAGCTGAAAGAGTTAAGGATGGTAAAGTAGTACCGAATAGCCCTATGGGAAAACAGAAACTGACCGGCAGAGAAGTTGCACAGTATTACCGCGACAATCCAGCTGCTAAACGTGCTGCAAAAGATAAAAATATCAAACTTGCAATTGAATTGGCTTTGGATTTAAGCGGTAATATGAATTACGCTATTAAAGAAATTGAAAAATTAAAGCGCAATTTGAGTAAACATCCAGAAGTTAAAAAGGCATTACAAAGTGCTAATGAAAGCTTTGATGGTGAAGCATACGGAGAGTATACCTTAGAAGCTCGAATGCAATCACAAGATAAAGATGTTAAAGATTTAAAAGGTACACAACCTAGTAAATATTATAAGGGCGTTAAGAAAGATACTAAA